GCTCCACTATCTGTTAAAATAAAGTCAAGAGCAATATATTCGATAGCACGTGCCGGTTTAATGAAGATTTTTGCATACATGATGTTTCTTTCAATTAAATCCTCTGTGGTAGTCGTATCATCCAAGACTAATTTAAAGTTTGTAATGCCCAAACCTGCTTGCACACCAGCCAAGAAGGGTTCTACCTGACCTCTGAATCGATTCCAGGTTGAGCGAACATTTTGGTCAAACAATAGTGTCGCCGCAAATCTAGAAATTTGACGCTTAAGATAAATAAGCAATCTACGAACATTAATTCTGTCGAGCGCTGATTGCGTTACTTGTAGCGTTTTTTGTCCAAAGATTACAATACCTTCAGCGGGGAATTGTGCAATTGGGTTAATATTTGACTCATAGAGCTTATCGCGTTGTTTTGCGGTTAAACGTTCGCGAACAGCAACCACTGGGAGTCCAGCATTGCCTGCTGATAATCCGCCGCGCGTAAATCCTGCTGGCGCAAACCAAAGTTCAGACGTTTTCTGTCCATAAGACATCGCACCAATCGCCACCACTGAAGGCGGTACCCATACAAATTGTCCATTGTTGGTATCCCTAATTTGGACCCATGGGTAATAAGCTGCGCCGTAACTAGAATTAACAGCCAAGTTATTTCTCATGTTATTGACAGCCTGAGTAACATCACCCTGAAGGCCAGCGGTCGTTTCAGCCTCAGTGGTTTCATATTTTGGTGTATAGCCATGTTTAACATCAATGACAGCTAGCGCGTCTCCGCGCGATTCACACATATCAATCAAACTTCTATTAAGTGTGTTATTTTTAACACCCGGCATAGAAGCCAAGTTATACTCTACAATTTCAGGGTCTCTCAAACTATCAATGGCCACTTGAATGGAATTATAAGCATAATTCTTTACTGGGTCAGATGGATCATCTAATAGATTGTTTCTAAATGGCTCTGATTCGGTAATATCTAAACCATCAAAGCCGCCAAAGAAAACAGTCGTAAAGCGATCTACACCAGCGTTATCAAGCACACTAATATAAGAGCCTGTTCCACGTGTATAAAAAAGACCGCCGTTGCCTACAGCCTCTGTGCTGTCTTTGGAGAGTGCACGGGAACCCGAAATATAAACATTGATGCCTGTCGTGTCTGATTCAGTATTACACATATTGTCTAAAGAGAAGATATATGTGTTCTCAGTAAGGTCAGCCTCTGTCGCAAAATCATCGACAGCGCGAGGTTTAATCTTTAAGTGGTCCAAGACACTCTTATCTAAGCGACTAGAGTCGAAAGTCGTGTCGACACCAAAATAGACATCTCTAGGATCGACTGGCGAACCTTGAGAGGCAGATATACGAAGCGCCAGGTCAGGAAAGTCCATTTTAACAGCACCATCAGTGGCGCCGTCAATAAAGGTAGTAATGGTCGACCCATAATCATCTAGATTACCACTAACAAAGTCCCTCTGCGCACTGCCTGTGGTGTCTGCCCAGGGAGCAAATCGAAGGGGTCCAAAGACACCCCATGGTAATAGTTCAGGATCGGTTCTTCCCAATTCTACATTATCATCAACTTGAACTCTTATATATTTAGAAATATTGGGATAGTCTCCAAATCCTTTATAGTTTCTATTGGTATCGTCCCATTCCGTAAACTTGTTACCAATCCTTCTCCCAATATAATTTTCAGAATTAGGATTTAAATTGCAATTATTAAATTGTTCTATAAACTCTATACGATTATCGGTATCATTCATAGCGCGTAGGGCCACCGTAAAACTACCATATTTTTCAAAAGTATTGTTAGAGCGCTTAATATCTTTAATAGATACTTTAAGATTTCGTGCTACCCAATCTCCGCTATTTCTTGCCACAAGCTTGAAAATCTTTTGTTGTGCAGCGGGAGTATAACTACCAGTGTTTGTTCCAGTTGTCAAATCTTGACTAATAAACCAACCCGTCTGTGCGTCTTGCCAGTCCTTTCGATGGTCACCTCCTAAGATCGTTGCTGTCTTAAGAGGAAGAATAACGCCCACTTGAGTCTGAGCGGTGCAGACTGTTTTCACAGCGCCTTCGTAACTCTCACCTAACCAATAATTAACTACGTCAGCAACTGGTGTAGCCGCAGAGTTCACCAAAATAGGATTAGTGTTAAAAACACTTCTAATATAAGAATCACTTGTCTCGACAAAGTTAAAGTTAGAATCTATCAGAACGCCGCTATCATCTTTAATTTGAACTTTAAATTCATTAGTGCCGACAGAATCAATATAAATACTTGATCCACACCCTAAATCGCCCGTCAACGATATGGTCCCCGACAAGCCAATGGAGGCGGTTTGATTTAAATACCATGTGGCTGCTAAAGTTCCTGTTACTGCAGTTGAAGTTACCAGATTAGAAGAAGTGACTGCAGATGCAATACCTACGCCGTCTGCAGACCCTATAGAGGCCGAGAGTCCCAGGGCAACAGTAGTAGCTTTTGTATAAGAAACTCGAAGATCTGGTAGGGTATTATTAATAATCGTGCCATTGGGTACAATATTGGCGCGGACTGCCGTTGGGACCGGTGTTAACTCTTGAATCTCCATGACGTATGCCGCGCCATCTTGCACGACGCCAGAAGCAGTGATGGCCAAGTTGAGGGAGGCTGTAAAATTTTGTGCTGCCTGCAAGACAGTTGCGCCGATCCCCCATTCGGTTGCAGTCTGAATCCCGGTGCCTGCACTCGTTGCTGTAACCTGAATGGGAGGCGTCGTATTCGTAGGATCGTTATGGAGCAGAGTAAACGAATCACCAGCCGTTATATTGCCTAGGACATAAAAGTCAAAGGACGCTGATCCAAATGTCAATTCGGGGGGATCACTAACAAATAAACCATAAGCGCCGCCATTATCGGCGGTGGTCGCCCCGGGGGTTAAATCAAGCGTTTTCCACCCTGCTTTTGCACCATCAACCAAAAGGCTTGAACCGCCATCGGCTTGACCTCCTAAACGTACGTATGTGATAGGAGAATTATTTCGAAACCATGCTTGCGCAGCATATGCAGCATAAGTAGGAGAAGTGTAATTTCCTTCTCTTACTACATCAATAGCGGTTCCACCAGGGATAGGCATCCCAAAAGTATTAACAAATTCCGCAAAGTCAGTGATGAGAATTGGTTGTAAAATTGGACCTTTTTGTGCTCGGCCAATTAAGGCTGGGCCAATATCTCCAGGAAGTGCGTTTCTACCGGTATTATCGATCTCATTAACGAAAACTCCCGGCGAAATAAATTTAAATCTATCAACAGACATTATGGTTCTCCTTTTTGGGAAAAGTTTCTTTATTAATTAGTTGTTAGTCTCTGTAAAATCCTCTATTATCAATGGAATCTGGAATGTCTCCCAAAATAACTCGCTCTCTAGGGAGTTTTATTTCAACTGCATTTTGTCGTTTTATGACTTGTGGTGCCTTTTCATTGGGTCCAGCTCCAATAACATAACCTAATACTTCAAAATCAAACTTAGTTTCGAATTTTCTTTCTCCGTCCCCCATGTCTGATACCGTATTATTAATAGCGAAATCTGACTGAAGAAAGGTTTCATAGCGATGGCCATCTCTTTTTACTAGAAAAGAATTAATATGTCCACCCAATGTCGCAAAGGGTGAAATAAGTTCGTTCATTTGTTGAGCGTATTCTGTTGTCACAGTCACAGTGTAATGAATTGTTAAGAACACTGGAATGGGAATAGAAAGAGTTTCATAAACTACTTTCTTATTGGTGCTAGGAAAATAAGCTTGGCGCCCGGGCGTACGGTTTACCGTAGAGTCGCCATTAGCATCGGGAAATTCTTTAATATTGTCGGCTACTGCAAAATTATTAGTTTTATCGGCAACAATTTTACGCCCCAATGTAATTCTGCCTCCGCGTCTTGGATCAATAAAATTACTAGACGCGCCCCAGAAGGAGCCCTTTCTATTTAAATCCTTGTTAACGCTGATTCTTTCTATACTTAAAATAGGATAAATTAATGTTCCATCCAAGTCAAATAATTCTCTTTTATCTTTGGAAAAATATGCACGTTCGGGACTAGCCCATATAATAGGTACCTTTTTCCACCCTTTATTAGTTTGGGCGCGCAGATTCATGTTATCATTTACAAAATCATAAAAAGCATAATCTACAGTTTCTAATGTAGAAGGTTGAATCTCTGTAATGCTAATAATTTTATTAGCATCATCTACTTCAGTATATTCATAATCATGCGGCATCGAAGAGTCCCTCTCTTGCTTTTAGACATTTTGCTTCGGCTTCAAAGATTCGTTCCCAACCGGCCCATCCTTGACCAAATATCTGTTTAGGATAGTTAATAATAGTAATTTCAAATAAATCATCACCATATAAAACAAAGTCACCTTCACGTATATATAAGTCCTGATCTTCGGTTAACCTTCTACGGTGAAATTTGACCGTTATTGACAATCTTTTGTCAATACCCAAGCTTGTGATGGTCGTAGCATATCCTTCCCATTCTACCAAAGCTTTTACCCTTATTGGGGCATAAAATGACTTCTTAATCGCCTCTCCATATAAGGGATGATAGTGTGTTTCTTCCATACTGATTGGATAATAGATTATTTCTTGGCCAATAACACGTTCAATCAACTCATCGTTGACTTGTTTTACAAGATCACGCTCCTTTTTTCCTAAAAATAAAGGAGGTGGTGGTGAAGCGGGTTGTGACCATTTATTTTCATCATGCGACATCTTTATTTATTATCCTGTATAAGTAAAAAGCGGTACCCGTTCTTGGACTTTATTAACTGCGTCAGATAGCTCTACGTCAGATTGAGCTACCTTAGAGTAGGTTAGCTCATTTAAAATAGTTTTAAGTTCTTCTCTAAGTTTTTCTTGTTCTGTCGTGCCTTGACTTATTAAAGCCGGTCCATCTAAAGTTACTGATTCACCTGGAATTGGTATAGTTGTAAATTTACTTCTTATGTTCCCTAACATTTCTTTAGATACCGCCAGTGCAAATCTCCTAATCCATTGTTTTCCAATAGAGTTTATATTTTGATAAGGCACGTTTTCAAAAGGCAGTGTATTGATGTTATTAATACCATCAATTCCTGTTGTACCGGTTGTATCTGCCTTCCAAGGAGTGAGAGAGTCTACAGAAAAGTCAATCCACATCTTTTTTTGTCCCGATGACACGGGCTGTGGGAATATTCTTATTCTATTATCTTTGAGTTCATAAGACCATTGACTATTGCGCGTATATATCGCGTCTTCAAAAGCCATTGCTTGAGCTTTGTTTTGCCACGTAGGAACTAGCTGAAAAGTGCTGTCGTCTGCATACTGTCCGTAACTCGCTAAGTCTCCGACGGTATTCAAGCCGCCATAGTAGCCATAAAATCTCCACATTGCGTTTGGAGTTTTATAGTAAACCCTATTAATGATAATGCGTTGGTTGCCTACTTCCCCAGAAAACTCACTGGTAGCTTCAGTGGCGGATGAGGAAACAATCGCTTGTAAATCATAATCTTGTTGTCCCGTCTGCAGATCAAAACTAGCTGAATATATACGGGTGTCGCCGCCAATTCCAGCTTCAGTGGAATACCCATATCCAACGCGGCGGACGTAATCAAATTTAAATTTAGGAAATGCCAAAGAAACATTTTCTAGATCTGTGTCATCTTGTAGTTGTCCTTCTTCATCAAATGAACCAGTCTTAGAGCCAAGATAATCTCCTAAACTATTCTTAGCTTGATGGATATTTAAAATATAAGAATACTCTAGAACAGATTCTTGATAAGCTGTGTATACTTGTCCCTTGGTAAGTTCAATATCTAGCACATCCCCGCCAAGTTTTTTATACGTATATCCTACTTGATCTGAAGCTCCAGACAAAAAATAGGTATCTGTGGTATAAACTCCAAAGGGAAAAGTCCCATCATCGACTGCAGCCTCTGCTAATGCAGGAGTACTCGCAGAAGGTAAAGTAATTGCGCTTGTTTGCGAAATTGGTCTTAAAACAGGTAAAGCCATCCCAGTTAGTTCTCCTCCCTATAAATAGTTGAACGGAAGGTTAAAAGGCGAATTGTCCCTTAGCAGATTTCTTAGTACTTGTTTTTTTAGATTTTTTTGCAGAACGCACAGTCTTTTTCTTTTTGATTAGAGGGATGGGGGCCTCTTTGTCGGTTACCTCTGCCAATGCTTTTTCAGCTCGCGCTTTAAGCTTGAGATATTTTCGTCTACGTGGATTCATAAAGATTCTCCTCTCTATAGGTGTAACTAGTTGTTTATTAATTAATAAACTCGAATCTCAAAAAATTGGGGGGCGCCGTTTTTGAGATATCTTGCTTTTTAACATGCAACCTCTTTTAGACAAAAGAAAAGCCCTGACTCAATTAAGAATCAGGGCTAATCTTAGATTGTTTTCAATCAGTTAGCTAATCGCTTAGTCGCCGGATTCCCCGAGCATGCCGCGAACAATAACCAGACCATACATATCAGGTCTAACCATTTTCTTAGCATAACGAGTCATGACACCCTTACGTGGCACGAAGTCTTCCGGTCCAAAGATGGTCGGCGTGACTTGCAATGGCACATAAGGAGCATATACATAGCCGCTTTCAAGGAAACTGTTTCCTTTGCGTCCCACCAACAAGAGGTTACGTGGGAAATAAGGATCGACATAAACGTCATAACGTTTACTCAAGTTACCAACCTTCTCGGTTCCAGCAACGCCTTTATTTTCATCATGAGTAATGGTGGCACGGAAACCACTAGTGAACTCAAGGATGTTAGCAACCTCGGGAGAGGTTACAATAAAGTTTGCGCCGCCGCGAAGTGTCTTTCTGTGGACTTGAGCAGAGACATCATTAACGGTCTCCAAAAGAGTCTCATACCACTCAGACACGGTACCGGTGAAGTCAGGAGCATTGACACCAGCTCCAACCTCTTCGCCCGTTTGCTTGTTAACAAAGAGGCCCGGTGAACGGGACCAAAAATAAGTTGCAGCAGCAGCACCAGCAACAAGATCCTCAACGATCTCACGATCAATTTCAAGAGCGATTTGCTCAGAAAGAATTGATGTAAGCTCAACCTCGGCATCGAGATTGTGATAAGCGTTGAGATCCTGACCAAGTTCTGGCGTCCACTTAGCTTTAAGCTTTTTGGTTACCGCCGTGACAGACACGGAGTCAACTTTCAAGTTAATCTCAGGAATATGTGTGTTGTTCTCCAATCCCCACGATGTAGTACCAACTAAG